TACCTTTTGCAAGTGCAGATGCGAAGTCACCGTAAACAAAAGCGTTCGGGCGGTAAACGGCAAGGGCCAGACGTTCTTCAACCACAACAGTGATAAGGTTTTTTTGTGCGTTATCCTCATCCTGATCGTAGAAATTGATACTGGCTGTTTTGCGGTCGAATATCTGAGCGCCACGGGCAAAGTCACCAACAAGGAACGTACCTACACCAATTGCGGTTGTTTCGATAATCGGCACACCTTCAACAAACAACGGCAGACGATCCCACGGAGCACGGCCTAAGTAATGACCATCTGAACCCTTTTTAGTTTTCAGTGTCAGTACATCGGTCGGGTGCATCATAATTGCCGTGGCCCTGTATTCATCAACCCTGATCTGAGTTATGGCGTTCATCAGGACATCCCATTTCGACACTGCTGAATCGCCAAGCGCATCCACGTAAGCCTGTGCAGCAACGGTCAAACCGTCAAATGCTGTTGAACTGGCAACTGAATAAAGCAGGGTATAGTCCTCTTTTACCTTCAGTTTCGATCCCCAACGGTTTACGATGTAGGTTACAAGGCCCGGAATATCATCTAACATTTCTTCGCTGATCTTCAGGATAGCGGCAATTTTCATCACCGGGAATGCCTTGTTATCAAGTGTGAACTGTGATACACCTTTCTGGGTAGCTTCAGCGGTTACGGCTGTTCCATCGGTAATGGTCAATTCAACCGGAATAACTACGCTGTTTGCCGTGGTCTGTCCGACAGGAATAAAGTTACGGACAAACATATCACGGTCATAGTCATAGATAATACCAGTCGGCAGGTAATCAGGTGCGCTGGTATCGGCTGTTGCCGTCGATGGTGTTACTGTTGCTTTGCGGGCTTCCACGTTATCGATCACGATACTGTGTTTTGCCCGTTTATCACCGGCTTTCTTTGCTGAAAGGTAGCTTTTGAATGTTTCGCTGGTCAGTTGTTCGGTCAGTGCTGTTTTCAGGTCTTTTACAGCCTGTGCGCTGATCCTCTGACGGTCAATTGCGATGTTATCAACTGATTTCTGAACTGTTTGCAGGTCAGCGTTCAGTTTCTCTGAAAGGTCGTTGTGTTGTTTCAGAAGTGCCTGAAATTCATCTTTCAGCCCTTTGAAATCTTCTGTTTTTACGGCAGTGTTAAACCTGTCGGTAATGCCGTCAAGCTGTTTTTCAAGATCAGCTAACTGTTTTGTTAAATCTTCCACTTTGGTTAAGTTTTAAAAGTTTGGTATTCATTCTTTTAATTGCTTCCAAAGTGGCTGCACTGGCTGCATCCGGCTTTTCCTGCTGTTGAGGCGGCTCAGTTAAGAGTGCCAATGTATTCTTTATTTCTGTTAATTCGATTTCTAAGCGTTTAAATCCTTCATCTGACAGGGTTCCGTTTCTCATCAGGTTCGATCCGGTTTCAATTCTGCGGTTCAGGTCTGCAATAGATTTTACCGATACGGTTTGCGCCTGTTCATTTGCACCCCACAGAACGCTACTTACCTCCATCAGGGCAACTTCAGATATTAACCGGATAGTTTCACCGTTAACAACCTGATCCATTGACTTCATAATCCTGATCCATACTGAATGTTCTGTAAGGTGTCCGGCTTCGTAAAGTTTCAGCAGGTCATTTGCAAAGGTTGTTTCAGGTAGTTTGCTTGAGAACATCAACCCTTTCTGATCCTCTACAAGGTCGAACGGCTTTGATACGGGGTATTCCCATTCATGGTTAAACAAATGCCATACCCGGTTTTTACCTTTCGGGCCATTCTCCTGTATAGTCTTAGCATACGATCCCTGTTGAATTATATCCTCATCAGAATCGATGTTACCAAAAATCGAAGCATAGGCAACTATTGTCCGCTGTTTTGCGTCAATGTCTTTTATCGAGTTGGCTACTGCTTTGTAAGTTTCCATGTCCGTGCAAATATAAGTTAATTAATCTCGTTTGTCAATACATTAATTTCAGCTTGTGCCCAAATTTCGTTAGTCGTTTCCTCATCCGCTTCGATCAGCATTAAACAGTCTATTTCAAAGCCGATGCCGTCCGGTTCTGTCATACAACAGGCTTAACGGTTTCAGTGTAGAACTTCCGGTTTAGTTTCCAGTATTTCGGACGTTTAACCCGTTCGATGACATCGCAAATATCGTTAAACGCACGTAAACCGTTCAGATATATTTGATGCTGTACAATGTCTATATTTGTTTCGTTCACTTCTTTAATAGCCCTTTCAATCACATCACCGGCCTGTTTCAGTAATGGTTCAAACCTTTTACGATCCTGTAACATTGCCCTGATTTCTTTGCGGTTTCTCGGAACAACGGTATTTTTGAACAGGTAGTTGTTAAATTCTTCCATTGTGGTGCTTGGTTTATCGGTTAATAATATCATCGTAACTCAATGCCGGAATATGGTTAATACCGCATCGACAATTTATAATGTTTTCGGCTGATCCGGCCTGATCACCGGGGTACTGCAACAATTCACCCCCGACATCGAACGGTTCATCAAGTCCAACAGGCGGGTGTCCTGACATAGCTACATGGCTTTCCCGTGTATTCTCATCGACAATCGGCACCCATTCCTTACGCAATTCTATCCCGGCATTCTTAGCACCTTCATTTGCACCTAAATTCGATGCTGCAACGATCTCAGTCCGTGCAATCCGTTCAGCCCTGTAAGCGTTTTTAAATCCGATCTCTTTCTGAATCTGTTTGGCAGTGTTGTAAATACTTAAGCCATCAGTACCGGCCTGATCAACAACCCTGCGTACCGTTTCCTTAAAAACATCTTCTGTGGTGTTGGTTATCCATGTGATTTTATCGCCAAGTTTCGTACCTGCATAGGCTTTGAAATACTCTACCCAGAAATCTGTTTCAATGCGAAACGCTTTTTTTGCCTGAAGTTCTTTGATAGTCGACTTGGCGAAGTCTGTCCCGACACGGCTATATAGTTTCTGCATCGATTCTTTAATCCAATCCGGCTGAACCTGTTTGTTGGCCTCTGTAATCAAATCCGAAAACGTCTGAGCATTGGCAATCCGAACCATGTAATCAGCAAGGTACTTATTCAGCACCCGTTTAAACTCCGCTATGGCTGCACGTTCGTATCGCTTACGCTTCAGTATGATCAGAGCTGGTTTCATAAACTCGTATCTGATTGATCCATGCCTGTATCACCGCCCGGAATTAATGAAGTCGGGTAAAGTATTTCATTCATTATCGGGTCGGTGGATTCTTCCATCCCCATTGCCTGTCGCTTTTCGTTGCCGGTCATCCACCATGCCTGTACCAATGTAGCTGCCATAGACTGCACATCAACCCGTAATTCAGGAATAACCGTAATATCAAACCCGATCTTAGAACCCGTCACAAACTTACCCGGAAATGCCGGGTTTAGTTTAGAGCAAAGCCTGTCGAATAACGGGATAACCGCATCGGTGTAGATAGATTTGCGCCCCTCCTTAACATTGTCAAGTGTGGTAGCTTCAGAGTTGAACAGCGAAATAGGAACGTGATACATATTGCAAACATCCTGCAATGTGTACTTCATCAGTTCGACGATGTTCATGTCAACAACAGAATAACCCATCTTAATCCATTGCATCGGATTGCGCATGAATAACGGTTTCATGTAGTTGTCAGCATTGCCGTATTTCTTAGCGAAACGGGTCTGTAATGCTTCAATCTGTTCAGGGGTGTACTCTAAATCAGTGTCTTTCGTTCCGGTTAATATACCTGCCGGGGCCCCGTTCTGATATGCTTTGTTCAATGCCTTGTAACCTGAGTTGCTGGCCTGAATAGTCAACAATCCGGCTGTTAACGGCGACATCCCGTACAACTGCGATCCTGATTGATCTGTCGTAGGGTTAAAATACTTCATGTGGATAACCTTTTCAGGCTGGATAATGTATGACATCCCGGCACCTAAATTAACCCGATACCCTGCGATAGGCTTCTGCATACCGCCGCCGATGATCTCAGTAAGGTGCGATGGTAAAAGCCACAATTCAACGGGTTTGCCTTTGTTTAACCCGTCATCTGGCGAAATCTGATAGATGTAAGTGTTCCCGGTCATTAATAGCCAACTAAACATTGCTTCGATAAATTCATCACGGCCCTGCATCTGGTTCGGCTTATCCAACAGCTTCAGCATCTCAGAGTTAACTACATCGGCTTTATTCAGCTTGTGAGTAAACGGTATGCCTGTACAACGCTGAGTAATGGCTGTAATGACCGAATAAACGTGAATATTACCCTTATACCCGTCATTGATGTACGATTCCATGTTATCCGGCAGCGTATAGGCAATATCACCCGTCCATTGGTAAAGTATCTTATTGAGCAGGTTTTCAAGGTTCTTATAAACCTTTTCCGCCTTTTTCCCGAATATTGATGTTAATAGGCTCATAATACAAAGTTTTCGATCTTTCGTTTTGTGGCGTGCTGAAAGGCGTAGCGGGCTGCATCAATCAAATGGTTGTAGTCATCAATCACAAGTTTAGCAGTTGAATCAAGCCAAACGTAATTACGTAGTTCCTTTTTCAGGTTGTGACTGTCCGGGTGTACTATCAACTGATAATCCTGCATACCTAACAAACCTGCACTTACTGAACCCTGTCCCTTTTCAGCCGGACGGATGTTAATACCACGTTGCCGTAACTCATCGATCAAACGTGGTTCAGCCGAATCACCTATAATCAGATGACCTGGCGCATAGGTTTTGTTTAATATGGCAATCTGTTCAGTTGACAATCCGGCCTGATAAAACATTTCCTGCAAATATATAACTTTCTTCTTTGTATCAATCAAGCATTTAATTAATGTGGTCGGGTCATTACTAAATCCATAATCCTGTCCGAATATTTCAATACCATCCTGATCCGGTTGCGGTTCACCTTCTACCCAATTACTAAACACTACGCCATCAGCCTGGTCAAGCCATTGACCCATAAACCTGTGGTTGTATTTTAGTTCGTTTTTCAGCTTCAGTTCCTCGGCCTTTTGTATAAACGATTCTGAAAGGTGTTTAATATTGTCTAAGTAGGTTGTATGAATGTAGGTTGTGTTGCCATCTGTACCGAACTCAAAGAACCGTTTGTAAATCCAGTGTGCCGACGTAACAGGATTCAATATCAGGATAACACGGTTCTGTAATGCCTTAACCCTGATAGATTCATCAATTTTATCAAATACGGATTCATCTGTTAACTCCTCCGCCTCATCCAATACCCATGTAGTAACGCCCTGAATAGATTTAAGGTTTGCAGTCTGGTTGCCTGAACTGGTTTGAATACCCCTAAATATTATCTTACTTCCATTTGTGCAGGTAATTTCTGTTTTCGTGATCTGGAATAGTTCAGCCAGCCCTAACAGGTTTATCTTTTCTACAAACTCAGGGATGATTGATATGTGCGCACTTGTAAGGGTGTAGCGAGTGAATAAAATAGTGTGTCCAGCCTCTAACAAAAGCCGGACAATAAAATCTGATACTGAATAACTTTTCGATGATCCCCTGCCACCCGTAAGAACGAAGTACCGTGTTTTGGCGGTGTAAAGCGGTTTGAACTTGCTATTTATTTCAGGACTGTTCATTTGTGTCAGCCCATTTTATTGGAGGTATGTTAATTTCGCCGGAATGCTCCATCTTATCAGTCAGCTTCCCATACATGGTATCGCTGATCTCTTTGATAGCGTTTACATCACCTTCCAGTCCTTTTTTGATCAGGGCAAGATAAACCGCATCTTCAACTGTTCCTACCTGTGGCTCGTTTGTTATTGGAGTTAATACGCTTGCATTAAGTTCTAACCACTTCTTTAATAGTGTTTTACGGTTCTTTGTTCCAACAGGTTTACCCTTTGGGTTTCGTATTTCACCCTTAACAGGTGGCCTAATGTTCTCAGGTGTAGGCATATCAAATCAATATCAAATCAAAAACGTCTGCCATAGCCGTCAAAGGTAAGTAATTAATCAGCGTTTGTCAATAGGTAAATTCTCGGTTAATTCCACTGGCCCGTCATCCCATGTCAGGGGGCGTCCGATAAGTTTTTGAATTGAGCCTGATGGCATATAAACGAATTTACCGCTTATGCAAAAAAACTCACCAGAATCGCTCCTATTTGGTTCTCTATGGTAAATATATTCATCACCATCTTGATCAACTGCTACCCATGCCATGTTAGCCTCCTTTGGTTATTTTATATTTATCCAATCCAATTAATCCCCTGTTGCAAATTCTACCCTTGCTCATTCGGAATATTTGTGCTCCAATTTGGTTAAATAGGAAATATTCTTCAGGACTAAACGGATG